GATGTCCGAGGACATGTCCAAAATATTTTTGGATTGTTGGTACATTGAATAATTTACAATGCTTATCAAAGTTTTTTTGTTGTCCTTTATGGTCACCTATGTTATACTTTGTATTTATTTGCATAAATGCCTCCTATTCTGTGTATAAATACACAACTTCATATCTACCTCTTAATTTATCTTTAAACATTCTAGTAGTCTCTCTAGCAGTAATGTTTAAAAACTTTATAATTTCTCCTAATGCGCCAATTCTTACACATTGCTCATTGTTCTTTAAATCGTATATTCCATATATTTTCATTTGTTTTCCTCCTGTTTATTTAATTATTCTAAAATCTATATTTGGATATTTGTACTCAAATATCTTCTTTTTAATTGCAAATTCCTTAGTAATTACACCTTTTACATCTTCTACTACTAAACACTCAATTACATCTTTTGTTTCAAACGGTGATTCGATTCTTTCTAAATAACTAAAATCTGCCTTATATGTTATTGCACGTACTTTTTCACCTTTATTGTTTATGTATTTGGGTTGTAATTCAAATTTAGGTTGTAGTTTTAAGTCAGTAATGTAATTTCCTTGCTGTAATAATTTTAGTTCCTTATATCGTCTTCCTTCGGCTATGCTATCGAACTTTATTCCATCAATTGTTATTCTCTTATTTCTGTATTTGTTCATGCTCAACCTCCAGTTCATCTAAAATATTAGTTCTGCAATAATACTTTGGTTCACATTGTGTCTTTTCTATTTCGCCTAAATCTTTTAGCAGTTGAATTAAATCGCCTAGTATCATTTTATTGTTATACTTGGTTGTGAAATCTTTAATTCTTACTAGCCTTTCAATTCGATTCTTTATTGTTCTCCTCTTTTGTCTCGTGTTTTTTAACATTTTACCTGCTTTTGCATATCCTGCTCCATTCAAGTTTGTTGCTTCTATGTAATGTAAAATGTCTTGCTGTTGTTGATTTATATTTGTTTCTTCCTCTCGTTCCTTTTTTAGTTGCTTATCAGTATTTTGGAATAGGTTAAGCATTTGTTTTAATAAATCTTCTACTTCTATTTCCAAGCCCTATCACCTCTCATTACAGCAGTTTGGTAGTCATATACTATAGTTGTTACATGCTTCTTAGCCTCTTCCTTATCTACCTTGCCCTCTCCACTTTTCTTTCTACGTTCATTTTCTTTTTCTTGGTATTTGTCTATTAGCCATTTTAGAGTATGTCCTATTCTCCAGTTTAGTTCTATTTCTTCGTCACTCATTTAGCCACCTTATACACTGCTACATTCTTGCCAGTTGTGTGATCTATTGTTTTTCCTACTATCATTACCTTACGTTGCTCTAATAGACTTGTTAATCTTGGGCTAGCATTGTTCCTTTCTATCGTATTTGTAAAACCTCTCTCACACATCTCAAAGGCTACCTCTCTAGCTGTTCTTTCTATACCATCACTAAGTATCTCTAGTACTTGTTGCTCCCTTGCATGTTTGTTTACTTTTTCATTACTTTCTCTTCTTGTTTGTAATGTTACTGTATTAGTCATTTGTTATCCCTCCTTAATTTTATTTGTCTTAAAATTAATAACTTAATCGTCCTTGCTTTTTCTTGGTTGCTTAATTTTAAAAATTCACGCTCTGTTATCTCTTTCACTAAATCACATCCTCATTACGCCTTTAAATTCACTATTTGCTTTGTTGAATTTTAAGTTTATTTTTCCTATCTCTCCGGCTCTTTGTTTCGCTAGTTTTAGTGTTACATCAACGATTGTCTCTTCTTGCTCTCGCTCTTGATATAAAAATATCACGTTATCGGCATCTTGCTCTATTGCTCCAGATTCTCTTAAGTCTGCAAGTGTTGGTTCCTGCTTTGTTGCATTTCTATTGAGTTGACATAGCCCGATGATTGGTATGTTTAGCTCTAGGCTTAATAGTTTTAGCGTTCTTGTTATATCTGCAACCTCTTGCTCACGAGAATTGAATTTGCCTTTGTTTTTTATTAACTGTATATAATCAATTATTAATAGTCCTAAATTGCTTTTGTTCTTCAATTTCAATGCAATGTTCTCTATGTGTTGTATCGTTCTTGCTTTGGTTATTAGATGTATTGGCAATTTAGCTATTTCAGCACCAATCACTCCAATTCTTTCAAGGTCTTCCGTTTCTAGTGTTCCCATTCTCATTTTGTAACTGTTTATTCTTGCCCTTTTACTAATCATTTTTTGTATTAATTGTGTTTCAGACATCTCCAAGCTTATAATTGCAGTCTCAACGCCTTTTTGTGCTATATGCTCAGCAATTTGCAATGCCAGTGTTGTTTTACCTACTCCAGGTCTAGCTCCGATTATTGTAAGTTCTTGTTTGTGTAGTCCACATGTTATTTTGTCTAAATCGGTAATACCTGTATATAAAGAGTAATCAGGCTCCTTTAGTGTATTGTTTTCAATTTCAAATGTTGTATCGACTACTTGCTCCAAAAAAGTTCGCTCTTTTTCGTTAATCTCTGCTATCTTGTTTATTTCTTTTATCTTATCTTGTATGAATATATCTATATTCTCTGTGTTAGATAGTTCCATAATACTTTCTTGCATTAGTGTAAATAGCTTACGTTTTTTAGATAAATTCATTAGTTGAGTATATATAGCATCTGATGAACTTGCATAAACATATTGGCTTAAGCTTGTTATGTATTCCATTACTTGCTTACTGTTGGCTTTTATTTTTGATTGTATTGAAAGTATTGAAATTTCTTGTTTTTCGGCTTTTAGGTTGTTTATAGCGTTTATTATTTTTTTGTTCCTGTCGAATGCAAAATCGCTTTCATCTAACATATAGTCCTCTTTTTCGTAAATTAGATAATAAAGCATTGCTTTTTCTAGTTCCTCATCACTCATTTTGCACTACGCTCCTTCGCTTTATTATTTCGTCATACGTAGCTTTCCCTCTAACTATTTCACCATATTCTTCTGGTGTTAAACTATCTGTATCAATTTCAATTGTTTCTGTCTTTTCGTTAGTAGTAGGGAATTTGTAGCCTTCTTTTCTCGCCCACGTTCGCAAGGTTGCTACAAAATCTTTGTATCGCTTACCCTTACTTTGTATGTAATCATCTAGTTTTTGTATTCTTTCACTATAGTCATTAGGAAACATTGTTTTGATTTTTTCGTATTCTTTTTCAGTTAACTTTACGTTTCCAAATTCACCGAAATTTTTTCTTTTATTATTTTCTTTTATATCTTCTTCTTCATCTTCATCATATTCTTCTTCTTCATCGGGTTTTTTAAAATCCATTTGGTTATTTTGAAAACCGTTCGGTTTTTTCTGAAACCGTTGGGTTATTTTTTTTACCGTTCGGTTTCTTCTAAAACCACTTGCTTTTCTTCTTTTTTAGGTCTTCCCCCTTTAAGTGCGTTCTCTTTATTTTTCTCACATTTTTTGTTGTACTTTGCTCTGTCGATATCTAATTGTGTTTTTATAAAAGAGAAAGCTAAATTCAACATCCCATCTAGCTCTGGAATCTCTCCAGTTTTTTCATATTTGATTATTGCTTTTATTAATTTACCTAGTTGTTCATCTGTTAGTAGGTTAAATTGCTCCTCATAACTTAAATAAATTAAGAAACTGCTTTTATCCATTTTGCTTTCTCCTTTTCTAATGAGCTGGTGACATTTTGTCACCACTTACTCATCTAAATAACTTTTGCCTATAAGAGCTATAAAATCAGCTCTCGTATGCGTTTTTTCGTATTCTTTTTGGTATGTTCTTTTTAAAATTAAATCCATTGATCTATCTCGATGTACTGATTTTTTAGTTAAGTTGTGTTCATTGTGGCATAAACCTGCACAGAAACCATTCTTGATTGATATTTGCCTGTTGGCTGTTCCAAAATATACTTCGTGTATACATTCTGCAGGCTTTCCACAAAAGAAACATATATCTAAATTATTTAAAATACTCCATCTTCTCATTGAAATTTCGTCTGCCCCCATTCCTTGTTGTATTGAGACTCCATTTCTCTTATTTTGAGTTTGTAAAAGTTTATTCCTTCTTCTGCACTTCTTACTAATCCTTCTGCTATATCTCGCTCATATCTCAATTTTGCAATCTCTGGCATACCTCTTGCTATATCAGCCAAATGAGTTACAGCTTGTCCTTCTGCTCTAAGTTCAATTAATTTCATGCTTAAGGCTGTTCTGTAGTTGTATTCCTTTTTCGCATAATCTTGTTGGTATGTTTTGTAATTACTTAGGGTTTTATTTAAATCATTAATGGCTTGCTCTATTTCATTCCACATTGCAACCTCCTAATCAGAATGGTAAATCGTCTCCAGAAAATGAAGAAAAATCGTCCTCTTGGGCATCTCCTGCCACTTGATTATCTGTATCATTTTTCTTATCTCCAGCAAAATAAACTTCTTCTGCAATAACTTCTGTTACATAGTGTTTTTGTCCATTATCATCATCCCATGTTCTTGTTTGTATTCTTCCTATAACACCAATTTGTTGACCTTTTTTGAAATATTTACTACAAAATTCTCCAGTCTTTCCCCATGCAACTATACTTATAAAATCCGCTTGTCTTTCTTCACCTTGTTTTACAAATCTTCTATTTACTGCAAGATTAAATCCTGCTACTAATGTATTTGTAGATTGTGTGTATCTAACATCTACGTCCTTGGTCAAGCGACCTATCAATGCGACTTTATTCATTCTCATTTCCTCCCTTTTCACTATTTTGTGCTAATTTTTTATTACTTTCTAAGGCTTGTCTTATTGAATCATAATTTTTAACGTCTAGTATTTTTGGTAAGTTACCAATTCGCGATTTTTTTACTATTGCCCTTGTATCATCGCCATTCTTTTCAAGTTGAATCACAACGTCCATTAAGTATTCAACTATGTCTAATGCATCATATGTAATTCCAACAGGTTGCATTTTACCGTCTTTCGTATCCCAAACAGCTTTTGCCCTCGCAACTAATATTAGGTTCATCGGAACATCTTTGAGTTGGTTTAACATTGCCCTTGCAGATTCTCTTCTGTATGCATACCATTTTGTTTTTTGTAGTTGGTTTAACTGGTCTACTTTCTTTCCTACTATTTCTTCATATTTCTTTGCACTTATATCTTCAAGACAGTCTAATAAGTCTGTTACTGGATCAACTATTAATGTTTTTCTGTCTGGATA